TGAATGTCGTAAGTCTGCTGACGCTTACGCTCGTGCAGGTCAATCTAAGACTGGTGTGCTTGATACTGCTAAGCTACACACTTACAAATACAACGAAGATCTCTTCAAGAAAGTAACCATTCTTCCTGATGGTAAGAACCATGGCATGATCTTTGTTCTTGACTGGTCTGGTTCTATGGGTAATGAAATCTTTGCTACTGTAAAGCAACTTTTGAATCTGACTGCATTCTGTAAGAAAGTTCAAATCCCCTTTGAAGTTTATGCTTTTACTAATGACTACTATGTTGTTCGTCGCATGAAGGAAGGGAAAGATACTCATATTTCTAATGATGAGTATTTCCAAATGCAAGGTTGCGAAGAAGGAAAGATCTTCCTTGGAAAAACTATGTTCCATCTCATGAACATGATTTCTTCTCGCTCAAACTCTAGAGACTATGAGCGTATGTGTTTGAATCTTTTCCGTGAGGCATACAACTTTTCTTATCACACTTTCTATCCCACTACTATTGGTATGGGTCTTTCTGGTACTCCTTTGAATGAAAGTATTGTTCTCTTGAATCACATTATTCCTGAGTTCAAAAAGCAAAATGATATTCAAAAAGTGAATGTCTGTATTTTGACTGACGGGGAAGCATGTATGAGTGCATATGGTCGCAAGTATCACAACGATCATACTGACGAAACTTATGTTCGTCCTCGCCGTATGGAGCATAATGTTATTCTTCGTGACCGTAAAACGGGACGTGTCTATTCTGTCACTGATGGTTGGTCAGAATTGACTAACATTTTCATCAATCAAGTTCGTGATCGTAATCCTGGTGTGAACATTATTGGTTTCCGTATTATGGGAGGAAGTCATCTTTCTGGATTTGTGGCAAACTATGCAAGTATTGCTCACTACGATCAAGTTCAGAGACAGTGGAAGAAAGACAAGTCTGCTATTGTCCCTTTCCCCAAAGCATATAATGCTCTCTATGTTATTGGTAACACTACCATCGAACAAGATACTGAGTTTGATGTAGAGTCTGGTGCTAAGAAAGGAGATATCTCTAAAGCATTCAAAAAAATGCTCAAGGGTAAGTCTGCAAACAAAAAACTTCTCAGTTCTTTCATCGAATATGTCGCCTGACAAACCGTCCACCAGGGGTCGCTGAGACCCCACCCACACCCTATACTATATTCATCAACACAACAGACACATGCCTGCCAAGTCCGATCTCACTACTTCTCAAATTACTTCTTACTTGTCTGAAACTTACGGCAACGATATTACTGCTGAGCACGTTCGTTCTGCCTGTGATCACTTTGGCGTGACCTATCCTACTGCAGTCAAGCGTCTGCGTGACTTCTATGTCAAGCGTGGCACTTGGAACCTGACTGTGCAGGAGCGTCTTGAGCAGCAGTATGGGGCACCTGCTGCTGCCCCTGCTGTTGCTGTTACTGAGCGAGAAGAACAGAACCTTGTTCCCCTCAAAGATAGTAACTATGTTCCTTTCGGTAACTTTACCGATGTGAAAAAGATCATCAAATCTGAATTGTTCTATCCTGTTTTCATTACTGGAATGTCAGGAAATGGCAAGACTTTCTCTGTCGAGCAAGCATGTGCTTCTCTAAATAGAGAACTGATTCGTGTCAACATTACAATTGAAACCGACGAGGATGATCTTATTGGTGGTTTCCGTCTTGTTAACGGCGAAACTGTTTGGCATAATGGTCCAGTCATCGAAGCTCTGGAACGGGGAGCTATCCTTCTTCTAGATGAGGTTGACTTGGCATCAAACAAGATCCTGTGCCTGCAATCTGTGTTGGAAGGCAAGGGTATCTTCTTGAAGAAAACTGGTCGTTACGTTCAACCTGCTGCTGGTTTCAACGTCATCGCTACTGCCAACACCAAAGGTAAGGGTTCTGATGATGGTCGTTTCATCGGCACCAACGTGCTCAACGAAGCATTCCTTGAGCGTTTCGCCCTGACTTTTGAGCAAGAGTATCCTACTCCTGCTATTGAATCAAAGATTCTGAAGATGGTTGCCGCTTCTGTTGGCAAGCATGACGAAGAGTTCTGCAACAACCTTGCCAACTGGGCAGACATCATCCGTCGTACTTTCAAGGATGGTGGTATCGACGAGGTTATTTCTACTCGTCGTCTGGTTCATATCATGCGAGCATATGCTATCTGGGGTGATCGCATGAAGGCAATCAAGGTCTGTGTAAATCGTTTCGATGACGAGACCAAGCAGTCATTTGTTGAATTGTATGATAAAATTGATGCTGATGTTTCTACGGAGGATGGAGATGCCACAGACCAGGACTGATAAGTTCCACGGTTATGTAAATCATCTTGCCACTCTTGACAGTGGCAAGACTGTTAAGATCCTAGGTGGCGAGGGTCTTAAGTTGTTTGTCAAAGATCTTGACGGCAACGTTGAAGAATGCTACCATGATAATCTACGCCTAATTTGGAATCGCTGAATGGCTTTTAAATATAATGAAGAAGAACTCTTGAATGAGTTACGTGACTACATTTCTGGAACTTATGGACAACACTATTCTGCTGGAAACGACAGCATTCAAACGTTAGATTTAATTGAAGCATGTGGTGATGCTGAGGCATTCTGCCGTAGCAACATCCTTAAGTATGCTTCACGCTATGATAAGAAAGGAACTGCACGTCGGGACATTATTAAGATCCTGCACTATGGTCTCCTTCTCTTGCATTTTTCTGACAAGTCCTCTATCACTGAAACGTATCCCAACCGATGAGTAAAGTTATCCTTTCTAAAAAAACACTTGATGTACTCAAAAACTTCAGCACAATCAACTCCTCTATCGTATTCCGAAAGGGAAGCACTGTACGTACAATCTCTAACGCAGAGAACATCCTGGCAAAATTCTCTGGCGAGGAAGTATTTCCTACTGACTTCGCAATTTATGATCTCAGTCAGTTTCTTAGCGGCATCTCTCTTTTTAATGACCCTCAGCTCGAGTTTACCTCTAGCGATTTTGTTTCTATCCGTGGGGGGCGTACTTCTGCAAAATACTATTTCTCGGATCCTGAAATTACACTTAAGAGTGCTCCAGAGAAAAATGTAAAGTTCCCTGGTGCTGATCTTCAGTTTACTCTTTCTGGTGAAGATCTAATTGCTCTGCAGAAAGCATCTGCTGTTTACAGTCTCCCTGATCTTACATTCCAGTCCGAAGAAGGACTAGATACTATCAAACTTATCCTTAGGGACAAAGAAAATGATACCAGCAATACTTACGATCTCACGGTGGCAGGTTGTTGTACTGGCACCTATTCTCTTGATCTTAAGATTGAAAACATTCGTCTACTACCTGGGGACTATTCTGTCAAGGTCTCCCAACACCTCATCTCTGAGTGGACTAACGATAATGTTGACCTTACCTATTACATCGCACTAGAACCTTGAAGCATATCCTTTTTACTATGAAAGGTTGTACCCAAGATCTTTTAAATGATGAAGGGTTCGTTCGGGATGTAGTTTATACTGCATCGAAGAAGTGTAAGTCTACATTACTTGCACTTCATTCACACAAGTTTGATCCTCAGGGTGTAACTTGTGTTGCCATGCTTGCTGAATCACATATCAGCATTCATACTTGGCCTGAAAAAGGCATGGCGGTATGTGATATCTTCACATGCGGTGAGCATACTAAACCCAAGAAGGGTGTAGAATATATGCAAATGATGTTCAACGCCAAGGACATCATATCTAAATCATTTACCCGACCACTTGAATGAGCAAAGAGTTTTTGTGGGTTGAGAAGTATCGACCCAATATTGTTGAAGACTGCATTCTCCCCGACAGTATCAAAGAGGTGTTTCAGGGTTTCGTCAACCAGGGGGAACTGCCTAACCTGCTGCTGACGGGCACTGCTGGCGTCGGCAAGACCACCATCGCTAAGGCGCTGTGTGAGGAGATTGGTGCCTCTTACATCGTGATCAACGGATCCGATGAGGGACGCTTCCTAGACACTGTGAGGAACCGTGTGAGGCAGTTTGCCACAACCATCTCTCTGACTTCTGGAGCGTCCCACAAGGTCGTTATCATCGATGAGGCAGACAACACCACTAACGACGTGCAGCTGTCCTTGAGGACCGCTGTGGAGGAGTTTCACGGCAACTGCCGCTTCATCTTTACCTGCAATTTCATAAATAAAATTATCGAACCGCTGCATTCACGTTGCACGGTCGTTGACTTTAGAATCAAACCAGAACAAGCGACTGGTTTGCAAGGGCAGTTCTTCACTCGCCTCAAAACCATTTTGGATCATGAACAAATCCAGTATGAGGATAAGGTCCTTGCCAAGCTTACAAAGCGTTATTATCCTGATTGGCGTCGTCTTATTAACGAGTGTCAGCGTTATGCTGCTACAGGTAGTATCAACTCTGCCATATTGGTTGATGTTGCTGACGTTAATCTTGATGCTCTTCTTGGATCCCTGAAGAAGAAAGAGTTTACTACTGTCAAGAACTGGGTTGTCCAACACATGGATAATGATCCTAGTATGGTGATGCGTAAGATCTATGACAGCATCTAT